GGAGAAAAAATATGGTATTCGGATCAGATAACGAAGCAACACAACAAACGACTGAGACAGGAACAGTTCAGTCTGGAAGAACAAGAGTTTACGGATTGTATTATACTGGAACAGCGACTGCTGGAGACATCGTTTTAAAAGATGGAGGATCTGGTGGAAGTGCAAAAGTAACTCTTTCAAAAGCAGCTGTTGCGGAATCTAAAATGGTTGAGTTTCCAAGACCTGTTTTATTTAAAACAGATGTGTATGCAACTTTTACGACTGAACAAGTTACGTCTATTACTGTTTTTCATAGCGGCGGAAACCAAGATTAGGAGGCTGACTAATGGCCAACACGACTTCTGGAACTACAACGTTTGAAAAAACTTTTTATATCGATGAGATAGTTGAAGAGTGTTACAACAGACTTGGGCTGTTTGATATGAGCGGTTATAATTTAAAAACCGCAAGAAGATCTTTAAACATAATGTTTCAAGAATGGGGTAATAGAGGACTTCACTATTGGGAAGTAGGAAATACAAATATTACTTTAGTTAACGGTCAAAACGAATACGCTATTTATCGTTCTACAGGTGACGGAAATTCTAACGGAGTTACTTCAACTTTAACAGCAGCCATAACTACAACTTCTCAAACCACTGGAATTACAATCGCTTCAAAAGATAGAATGCCTACAGAAGGAACAATTAATGTGGGTTCTGAAAATATAAGCTACACAGGATTTAATAGTTTAGAATTAACTGGAGTAACAAGGGGAGTTAACGGAACAACTGCAGCTACTCACTCCAACGGTGCTGCTATCACTAATTTTGTAAATGGTGCTTCTGATATTTTAGAAGCTTCTTTTAGAAATAGCTCTAATGTTGATTCACCTTTATCAAAAATAAATAGATCAGCTTATCAAGCTTTATCTAATAAATCGGCTACAGGTCAGCCATCACAATATTTTGTTCAAAGATTTATAGACAGAGTAACTATTCAATTATATTTAACACCCGGATCTTCAGAGAATGGTCAAGTTATTAATTTTAATTTTGAGAAAAGAATTCAAGATGCAGGTGTTTACACAAACGCAACTAATGTTCCATACAGATTTGTACCTTGTATGGTTGCCGGCTTAACTTATTACTTATCTATGAAATATAAAAAAGATGAAACACAAGCTTTAAAATTAATATACGAGGATGAATTGGCTAGAGCTTTAGCAGAAGACGGATCTCCATCAAGTACGTTTATATCTCCTAAAAGCTACTATCCTACAGCATAATTATGGGAAACACAGCAAGAGGAAAATACGCAAAATTTATTTCAGACAGATCTGGATTACAATTTCCATACAGCGAAATGGTTAGAGAATGGAATGGTGCGAGAGTTCACACATCTGAGTTTGAACCTAAACAACCTCAATTAGAACCAACACCTTTTACCGCTGATCCTCAAGGTTTACAGCATCCAAGACCGGCAAGACAAGAACCACCTACAACAGATATCTTGCCAGAAAATCCTTTTTCAACTAATGGCACAACAACAATAACAGTTAGTCAACCTTTTAGTGGATTAGTAAATAATGATCAGGTTAGATTTACAGGATTACCAAGACCCATTGGCGGTGTTCCAGTAGCCGCGTTTACTTTAAAAACTACTTTGGCTTCTGATTTAACAGCCACTGAAGTTGGATCTTTAACTTTAACTGATGCAACTTATTATCCAAATTCAGGGTATTTAATGATTCAAAAAGTTATTGAAACTGGTGTATTACCAGCACCAAATGAAAATATAACTGTAGGACAATTTCAAAATGAAGTCATTCAATATAGCTCAAAAGCAGGTAATGTTTTAAGTGGTTTAATAAGAGCATCTGCAGCGCCTTTTAGAGGCTTAACGTTAAATCCTACTATAGCTGGAGCTCACAGCTCTGGAGCTATTGTTTTTGGGTCTTATCCAATAACAATGATTGAAACAACGGTTAACCAAGCTGGACAACCACCACAAGTTACTGTAAAAAATAGTTATAGTTTTACAGTTAATTCAGCTGCAACATCAACAGAAACAGGAGGAGGATTTCAAAGTATTGTAAGTCCTTTAAATGATAGAGCATGACATATTTAGAATTAAAACAAAAAATTAGAGATTACACAGAAGTTAGTTCAACAGTGTTTACCGATACTATTATTCAAGGTTTTATTGAAGATGCTGAATTTAGAATTTTAAGAGATGTTGATTCGGATAATAACAGATTTTATGCAACAGCTAATTTAGTCGTTAATCAAAGATATGTTTTAGTTCCTCAAGATACCTTAGTTATTAGATCAGCTCAGATTGTTAAACCACCAAGTGGCAGCGAAGACAGAGGCTTTTTACAGTTTAGAGACACTAATTTTATGAGCGAATATAACCCTACAGATGCTACTGGAGAGCCAAAATACTATGGTTGGTGGGATGCCAACAATATTGTATTTGCTCCTGTTCCAGATCAAACTTATGAAATTCAGATAAATTATATCTTGAAACCCACTGGATTATCCGCTACAAATAGTACCTCATATTTAGGTACGAACTTTCCCAACGGACTTTTGTATGCATGCCTAGTCGAGGCTTACGGATTTTTAAAAGGCCCACAAGATCAGTTGACACTATACGAAAATAGGTATAAACAAGCTGTAGAGGCCTTCTCAATCGAAGCAATGGGAAGACGATGACGAGATGAATATCAAGCTGGTGTTCCTCGTATAGGAAAACAATAAGGAGTTAAAATGGCAATTACACAAGCGGTAGCAAATAGTTTTAAACAACAACTATTAGAAGCAAAACAAAATTTTTTAACATCAGGATCTGGTGGAAACACTTTCAAGTTAGCTCTTTATTCTAGCTCAGCAACTTTAAATTCAGCAACAACTGTTTACACAACAACAAGCGAAGTTGGTGACTCAGGATCTTACTCAGCGGGAGGTGGAACTCTAGTAAACTCTGGAACTTCTATTTCAGCTGGTGTTGCAAGAACAACGTTTGCAAATTTATCTTTCACGTCTGCAACAATTACTGCAAGAGGTGCTTTAATTTATAACACAAATCAATCAAACGCTGCGGTTTGTGTTTTAGATTTTGGATCAGATAAAACGGCAACATCTGGAACGTTCACAATTCAATTCCCAGCTAACACATCAACTGCCAGTATCTTAAGGATATCAGGTTAATTAGGAGGTAGCCTCCTATGGCCGATAAAACATATACAGTCACTGTCGCAAGTGGAAGCTTGTATGGTGGTGGCACAGGTAATGTTTTCTATTTAGACGGAGTTCGAAATGCAACAGGACCCGGTGAAATTGATTGGGTTCAAGGAGCCACTTTAAGATTTGAACAAAGTGATTCTTCAAACAATAATCATCCATTATTATTTACCACAGACGCTAGTTCACCAAACTCTTACAGAATAAGTGCTGGGGTAAGTTATTATTTAGATGGAGCTTCAGATGTAGGATCTTATACTAATACCACTTTATTTAATGCGGCTACAACAAGATATGTAGAAATTACTCCGGCTAACAATGTTGACTTTTTTTATTTTTGTTATGTTCATGGTATTGGAATGGGAGGTCCAATAGATCTCGTACAAAATGCATGGGGAGCTTTAAATTGGTCACAAGGTGCTTGGCAAGATCAAGGAAATAGTGGAGCGACTTTAACCGGAATTGGAACAACATTTAGTTTAGGTTCTGTAAGTGTAACAGCTATTGTGCAAGAGGGTTGGAGTAACAGAGAATGGGGTCAAGGTCTATGGGGAAATGACGCTGATAGTAGACCAATTCCAACAGGAGTTTCTGTATCTGCAAATTTAGGAAGCGTAAGTGTTACGACTGTAATAGCGGAAGGTTGGGGAAGATTAAATTGGAACGAATCAGCTTGGGGACAAGCAGGAACAACTTTATTAACAGGATTACCTCTATCAACATCTTTAGGATCTGTCTCAATTACAAACGAAGTAAACACTGGTTGGGGAAGAGAAGGTTGGGGAGATGAACCATGGAATGAAAATACTGCTGTACAAACTGTAGATGTAACTGGTATTCCAACAACAATAAATTTAGGATCAGTATCCACAACTGCAGAAGTAAACACTGGTTGGGGTAGAAAAGCTTGGAATGATCAAACTTGGGGCTCTCCAAACGAATCAGCACAAGTAACAGGTATTGGTTTATCAGCGAGTTTAGGATCTGTTTCAATAACAGCTGAAGTAAATTCAGGTTGGGGAAGAACTAATTGGGGTGAATTAGGTTGGGGTATTCCAGGGACTTTAATACCTGTAGGATTCTCAATGTCATTTTCTTTAGGCACAGTAACAGCAACCGCTGAAGTAAATGTGGGTTGGGGAAGAAAAGAATGGGGTCAAGGTTTATGGAATAACGATGGAGACAATTTAGTAGTACCTACAGGATTTGGTATGAATGTGGTTCAAGGTCTTCCTTCTATTGATACAGAAATTAACACTGGTTGGGGAAGATCTACGTGGGGTGCATTAGATTGGGGTGGATTCTCAGATTCTATAGTTGTAGGAGTTTCTGGAAATCCTATAACTGTGTCATTAAATAGTGTAGATTCTATACCAAATACTATTGCTACACCTACTGGAATTAATGCAACAATTAATTTAGGAACCCTTGACATTGACGCAGATGCGAATATAACAGTATCAGGAAATAGCTTGACAGCAGCCACAGGATCGCTTAATGCTATTATCTGGAACCAAGTTGATACAGGCACAGCACCCACTTGGAAAAATGTTGACACCGCTGCTTAATTTTAATAAAATACGAACAAATAAGGATTTAAAACTATGGCAAACAGTACATCAAGCTTTCTAAAACTTACCGTACAAGCGACTGGTGAAAACTCAGGTACGTGGGGTACAATTACAAACACAAATTTATTAATTCTTGAGCAAGCATCAGCTGGTTATGAAGCGGTAGCACTTAATGCTACAACAGGAGCAACTTTAGTTGCAACAAATGGTGCTGTTTCAAACGCTAAAAATATAGCGTTAGAATTAACAGGAACAATTACAGGAGCAGTAGATGTTATTGTTCCAGTAACAGAAAAATATTACATTATTAAAAACTCAACATCTGGAGCTCACGCAGTAACAGTTAAAGTATCAGGTCAAACTGGTGTAACTTGGGCTGCTGCTGATAAAGGAACTAAAATTCTTTATGGTAACGGAACAGATATGATTAACTCTAATTTAGAGAAATTATCATCTGACTACGCTCCTCAACTTTCAGCTAACTTAGACGCAAATGGTCAAAACATTTTAATCGATGGTGGAAATTTCATCGGAGACGAAAACGGTTTAGAGCAAATTAAATTTGTAACTACAGGATCAGCTGTAAATGAATTTTCAGTAACTAACGCTGCAGCAGGAAATGCTCCAGCTTTAGCAGCTACTGGTGGTGACACAAACATTGATATGACTTTAACTCCAAAAGGAATTGGTAGAGTTACATTAAATGGTGGTGGTAAAATTCAACAACTTGCAGAAAAAGTTACAACATCTGCAACAGCAGCCACTGGAACAATTAACTATGATGTTATCACACAAGCAGTTTTAAATTACACATCTGATGCAGCAGCAAACTTCACAGTAAATTTAAGAGGTGATGGTTCGAATGCTTTAAATGCAATTATGGATACAGGTGAATCTATTACTGTAGCATTTATTGTAAAACAAGGTGCTACACCATATTACAATAATGCTTTTCAAATTGATGGATCTTCTGTAACTCCAGAATGGCAAGGTGGATCAGCACCTTCAGCTGGAAATGCTAACTCATTAGATGTTTATACATACACAGCGATTAAGACTGGTGATGCTACGTTCACAGCGTTAGCAGCTCAGACTCAATTCGCTTAATAGGAGAAGGAGTAGAAAGATGCCAATATTAGGATCATTTGGAGCAGGATCAGCAAAAGGACTTGGTCTTACATCAGGAGTTAAAAAAGAATACTCAATGCAATTCTACGTAGTTGCTGGAGGCGGCGGAGCAAACGCGGCTCGAGGCGGAGGCGCAGGAGGCGGAGGTTCACGAGCTTCAACTCAAAGTCTTTTTACTGGAGATACTTTAAATGTAACTGTAGGCGCGGGAGGAACTGGTCAACCAGCATTCCCAGGCCCATCTTCAAATAAAGGTAGTCCCTCTTCAATTGGAGGAGGATCAGTTCCAGCTGATTTTACAACAATTACATCCACTGGCGGAGGAAAATCACAAGAACAAGGTGGTGCAGCCGGTGGTGCAGCTTTCCCAACTAATAACACAATTGCTGGAAACGAAGGTGGCTTCTCTCCCCCTGAAGGAGGAGATGGAGGCGCAGGTGGACCACCACCAAACCCAGGAGCATCTGGAGGCGGCGGAGGCGGTGGCGCTGACGCAAATGCCGGTGCAAACGCAGGTGTCCGACAAGGTGGAGCCGGTGGCGCTGGATCAGCAACTTCTTTATCAGGATCACCAGTTGCTTACGCTGGAGGCGGCGGAGGAACAACTCAATTTTCTGGAGGAAGTGGTGCTGGCGGAGCTGGAGGCGGTGGCGCTGGAGGCGCACCAGGATCAGCAGGAACTGCTAATAGAGGCGGCGGAGGCGGCGGTGGATTTGACCCAGGATCTCCCCCTTATCCAGGCGGCGGAGCCGGTGGATCAGGTTGTGTTGTAGTAAGAGCACCAGCAGATTCTTTCCCTGTAATTAGCGTAACTGGAGGATCAAATACTAAAACACAAACTCCTGCACCAGATGGAGCAGCGACGTTATTAACTTTTAATGAAACGGGAACTGTAGTAGTAGGATAACTTATGGCACACTTTGCAAAATTAGATGATAATAATATAGTTACAGAAGTTGTAGTAATAGGTAATGGCGTTAATACAGAAGCTGGACCTTTAGGAGACAATGATATGCATTCTGATGGTGAAACGTATTGTAGACTGTTATTAGGTGGCAACTGGAAACAAACTTCTTACAATAATAATTTTAGAGGCAGATACGCAGGAATAGGTTTTATATACGATGAAGCTAAAGATGAATTTATATCTCCACAACCATTTGCTTCATGGACACTAGATTCTAATAATGATTGGCAACCTCCAGTAGCGATGCCATCAAGACAATATACTGATGAAGAAGGAAATACAGCGTACTATTCCGTACCTGAATGGCAAGAAGATAATCAAAGATGGGTAGCTCATATTTCTAATGAAGATGCTGAGCCTACTATATATTTTTGGAATACTTCTACTTCTGCTTGGGAAGTTATTTAATATTTTTTAAAAAGTATTAATATTGAAAGAAATTATGGACGTCAATTTTAAGTATTGGTATTTTACTGCTGCTCTAAGCAAAGAGTTTTGCAATAAAGTTATATCTAAAAATAAATTATCTAAAGAAAAAATACTAGCTAGAGTTGGCTCAACTTACCCCTCTACCAGTAAACTAAGTAAAAAAAATATTACAGATTTAAAAAAAACAAGAAATTCTAAAGTTGTATTTTTAGAAGAAAAAGAAATTTTTGCTACTCTACAACCTTATATATTTGAAGCTAATAAAAATTCAGGTTGGAATGTACAATGGGATGCTAGTGAAAATGTTCAATTTACTGAATACAGAAAAAATAATCATTATACTTGGCATCAAGATTCTTGTATCGAACCTTACTCTGATGTTACTAATCCTCTGCGATATGGTAAAATTAGAAAACTATCTATGACAGCTTCTTTATCAGATCCTAGTAAATACAAAGGAGGAGAGTTACAATTTTGGTTACCTAACCCTACGCAAAAAAGTGGAGGTAAAATAGTAACTTGTAAAGAAATAGGACCACAAGGATCGATAGTTGTTTTTCCTTCTTATATGTGGCACAGGGTTAAACCTGTAACAAAAGGAGTTAGGCATTCTTTAGTAATGTGGAACTTAGGTAAACCTTATGTTTAAAAATTATAAAGTTATAAAGAAAGCTATTAGTAAAGAGACAGCAGACTTAGCTGTTACATATGCTCATACA